AAGATAAAGAATTTTCAATGCATTTCCATTTATTAAAAGATGAAGCATGGTATATTTCTAAAGGTAAATTTGAATTTAAATATATTGATACTGAAGAAGCTGATGAATATATAACTACTGTTAGTGAAGGTGATTGTATTCGTTTACTACCAGGTCAACCTCATCAAATGAAAGCTCTTACAGAAGGAGCTACTATATTCGAAGTATCAACACAACATTTTGACTCAGATAGTTATAGAGTAAAACCGGGTGCATCACAAGCACCTAAAGAGGATAATTATGAGCATAATGATTTATATTATGATACTGAAAGAAATAGATAGGAAATTACATAAATATTTCGTATATTAACCAAAATAATAAGTTATGAAAATAGGATTTTGTGGTACAATGTCAGTTGGTAAAACAACACTAGTTAATGAATTAGCTAAATTACCTGAATTTAAGGATTACACTTCTAGAACAGAGCGTTCTAAACATTTGATGGATATGGGAATACCATTAAATACAGACTCAACATTAAAAGGTCAATTAGTATTTGCAGCTGAAAGAGCTAGCGAGCTATTATGCGATAAGATTATAACAGATAGAACTGTTATTGATGTTATGGCATTTAGTGCTTTATCTGAGTCAATGACTGCTAATGAAGCATTTCATCTAAATTCAGCTTTAGGGCATTTAATTGATGATTATGATCATTTATTTTACATATCTCCTACAGGAGTTAAAATGGAAGATAATGGAGTTAGAGAAACTGATTTAAGATATAGAGATAATATTAATAAAAAAATACTACAAATATTAGATTGGAGAGAAGCAAAATATACGACGATTCAAGGAACTACTGAAGAACGTATAAAAATAGTTAAATCAGTAATCTTTTCGTGATATTTATAACAAAATATTCTTACAATGAAAAAATCAGAATTTAGAAAACAAATACAAAACGAAATACTTGATATCTTAAAAGAAGCTGATGCCGAAGATATTAAAGCACAACAAGATCTTAATGCAGAACTTGAAGCATCAAAAGCACATGCTGCTGAATTAGGAGATGCATTATCAGAAGCTCCAGATAGTGGCAATGACTCAGATAAATTTCAAGATGATGGGTATGTTAATCATACTTATGATGATAGTGTAGTTGATAAATACAATATACCAGTTGAACCAACTGCTGTGTTTGAAGAAGATGAAGACGAACCAAAAGCTAAGGATTTAAAAGGAGAACCATTATCTAAGATTGGTTACAAATTAGCTGATACACAGAAGGAAATGAAGCAAGTGGTTAAAAAATATTCTGCTGCTGAAGGTGATGAAAAAGAAAAATTAAAAGATAGATTAAGAGAATTAAATAAAATAAAGAGAGAATTAGAATCTTTATTAGAAAATAAAAAATAGTTATGAGTAAAATATATAAAATCTTACTAGTAATTTTTGGGTTCCTTGCTAGTGCTATTGCCTTAGTATCCCAAAATAAAAGTAAAAAACAATTTAACAAAAAAGTTAAAGCTAATGATGAAAAATTAGATCTTATTACTAAAAAAACATCTAATTTAAAAAAAGAAATAGCAGCAACTAAGTCAAAGATACAAAAATCAAAATTAAAAATCAAAGACACAAAATCAAAAGTAAAATCTACTAAACCATCTAAAAAAAATATTAAAGATTTTGAGTCTAAATATAGAAAGTAATATGAAATCTATATTATTTACTTTATTAACATTCATAACATTAAATTGTTATAGCCAAGATATAGTCCAAATACCACAAGAAGAGTTAAATCAATTTTTTTTATCTATTGATACTTTAAGGCAACAGGATTCTATAAAAACTATTTTAATTAGTGACTTGGAATTGCAACTAAAGAATTATACATTGTTGACACAACAAGATAGTTTAATCCTTAATTATAAAAATCAAGAAATATTTATACTAAAAGATCAAATTAAATTATACGATGATAGATTAAATCAAGTAGATAAGTGGTATAAAAAACCTTGGGTTGGGATTGTAAGTGGGGTTGTAGGAACCTTAATTACAATTCATATAATAGATTACTCATTACCTAAATAATGTCAGATTTAAAAAAAATAATAAGACAAGAATATATAAGATGTGCTAAGGATCCTGCACATTTTATGAAAAAATATTGTAATATTCAACACCCACAAAGAGGCAGAATATTATTTAATCTATACCCATTCCAAGAAAAAGTATTGCATTTAATGCAAGAAAATCCTTATTCAATAATATTAAAATCTAGACAATTGGGTATATCTACTTTAGCAGGTGGTTATTCTTTATGGATGATGTTATTTCATAAGGATAAAAATATATTATGTATTGCAACTAAGCAAGAAACAGCTCGTAATATGGTTACCAAGGTAAAATTCATGTATGAAGGTTTACCATCTTGGCTAAAAATACCAGCTGAAGAAAATAATAAATTATCACTTAGATTAAGTAATGGTTCAATAATTAAAGCAACATCTGCAAGTAGTGATGCTGGTAGATCTGAAGCAGTATCTTTACTACTAATTGATGAGGCAGCATTTATTGATCAAATTGGAGAAATTTGGGCATCTGCTCAACAAACACTAGCAACAGGTGGTGGGGCTATAGTATTAAGTACACCTTATGGTACTGGAAATTGGTTTCATAAAACATGGGTATCAGCAGAAAACAACCAAAACGATTTTTTACCAATTAGATTACCTTGGGATGTACATCCTGAAAGAGATCAATCATGGAGAGATAGGCAAGATGAATTATTAGGTGATCCTAGGATGGCAGCACAAGAATGTGATTGTGATTTTAGTACATCAGGTGATATTGTCTTCCATTCAGAGTGGATTGATTTTGTTTCTCAAACCACAATACAAGAACCACTAGAAAGAAGGGGTGTAGATCAGAATTTATGGATTTGGGAAGGAGCAGATTATTCAAGAGAATATATGATTGCAGCTGATGTTGCTAGAGGTGATGGTAAAGATTTTTCTGCATGTCATATAATTGATATTGAATCAAACACACAAGTAGGTGAATATAGAGGACAATTACCACCTAAAGAATTTGGTTATTTTTTAACTGGATTAGCTACTGAATATAATAACGCAATGTTAGTAGTAGAAAATGCTAATATTGGATGGGCTACATTAGATGCAATTAGGGAAAGAGGATATAAAAATTTATATCAATCACCTAAATCAGATAAAATGACAGCTGAATCATATTTAAGAGCATATGAAGGCAATAGTGAAATGGTACCTGGATTTACAATGTCAATGAGAACAAGACCTTTATGTATCAATAAATTTAGAGAATTTGTTGGTGATAGATCTGTAGTTATACGTTCTAAACGATTACTAGAAGAAATGAAGGTATTTATTTGGCGTAATGGAAGACCAGAAGCTCAAAGTGGTTACAATGATGACTTGGTTATGTCATTTGGAATTGGTATGTTTCTACGAGACACATCATTAAAATTTCAACAACAAAGTTTAGACATGGCAAGAGCAGCATTAGGAGGAGTAAAAAGTAATAAAGTAAATTGGAGTGGTGGTTACGGAGGTAATGGTGCCATTGGTAGTAATGTAGAAAATCCATACAAAGTCAACATAGGTGGCAAAGACCACGATGTAAGTTGGTTAGTAGGATAATAAATATAATATTTATAAACATATAAAATAAAATGGCAGATAAAGGTTTATTTTCAAGACTAAAAAGATTATTTTCAACTGACGTAATTATACGTAATGCTGGTGGTAATCAACTTAAAGTATTTGATGTTAATAAAGCACAACAAACAGGTGATTTAGACACAAATTCATTAGTAGATAGATTTAATAGAATTTATACAAATTCAGGTACATCTATTTATGGACAACAAAATGCATTTAACTATCAAGTTATGCGTCCTTTATTGTATTCTGATTATGATTCAATGGATATGGATGCTATTATAGCTTCAGCATTAGATATTGTTGCTGACGAAAGTACATTAAAAAATGATATGGGTGAAGTATTATCCATTAAATCTGCTGATGAAGATATACAAAAAATTCTATATAATTTATTCTATGATGTTTTAAACATAGAATTTAATTTATGGCCTTGGATTAGAAATATGTGTAAGTATGGTGATTTCTTTTTAAAATTAGAAATTGCTGAGAAATTTGGTGTTTATAATGTAATACCTTATACAGCATTTCATATTGAAAGAATAGAAGGACAAATAGGTCATAATCCAGAAACTGGAGAAGATAATAACCCATCTGAGGTTAAATTTAGATTTGAACCAGAAGGTGTTTCAACTTCAACATATGGTTACTATAATGTACCAAATTCTGGTAATCAAGCAAGTAGTATAATATTTGACAACTATGAAATGGCTCATTTTAGATTATTATCTGACATGAACTTTTTACCTTATGGTAGATCATATATCGAACCAGCTAGAAAATTATTTAAGCAATATACGTTAATGGAGGATGCAATGTTAATTCATAGAATTGTTCGTGCACCTGAAAAACGTATTTTTTATATGAATGTTGGAGCAATTCCTCCAAA